TTGTTTATCTTTACCCCGAAAACGGAAACAAAAATCCATGATCAGGACTGATCGGTTTAGATCGGCTTCAAATGGCTGAGATCGGTTTCAATGGTTTTGAATCGGAAACTAAGGGGACAACAGAACCTCGGATTCGCTCCATAGCCCTAGATTTGCCCACCCGAGGGCATGAAATGATTGAGTTCTGCAAAGAGATTGGCTATCCGCTCCTACCCTGGCAAGAACTACTTGCAATCGAAACTTTAAAGTACAAACCCGATGGCCGTTGGGCTCACCCGATTGTTGGGGTCATGATTGCCCGTCAGAATGGCAAAAGTACATTCATGGCGCTTCGCATCCTCTTTGGAATCTATAAACTGGATGAAAAGATGCACCTGGCAACCGCTCACAAACTGACAACCTCGGCTGAAATCTTTTTCAAGGTAGGTCAGATGATTGAGGACTCGCCAATCCTGATGGCTAACTTTGCTAAGAAGTACGAGTCTAAAGGATCACAGGAAATTAGATTTCATAATGGCGCTCGTTACCTTATTCGAGCAGGTAACTCAGCCGCTCGCGGTATTGCAGCCCCTGATGTCATTCACATTGACGAGTTGCGTGAGTTCACCGATGAGGAGATTTGGTCATCGATGCGCTTTACTCAGATGTCAAACAAAAATCCTCAAGCAATCGTTTATTCAAACGCAGGCCATGCTCAGTCAGTGTTGCTTCTCAAGTTAAGAGAACGAGGAATTGCAGCCTCTCAGGGAGTAGATGATTCGATTGGTTGGTTCGAGTGGTCGGCAGAGCCCTCAAAGCCCATAGATGACATCTCAGGGTGGTATCAGGCCAATCCGAGTTTAGGCTACACAATCCATGAGGATAATGTTCGCGATTCTTTATCAGATCGTGAGGACATTTTCCGGACGGAGGTATTGTGTCAATTTGTTGACATGATCAATCCAGTGATTATCCCTAGCGAGTGGGCTAAGTGTAAAGATGACTCAGTTAAACTCGACATTGAGAAAGATACCTGGATGGCTATCGATTTAAGTCCTGACAGGCAACATGCTTCACTTATCGCAGGCCAACGCCTTGATGCGGATCGCTTTATGGTTTCATTGCTTCAAACCTGGCACAATCCAATTAACCTGGATGACAAGTTACTGGCAAATGACATTGCTCCCTGGGTTCGCAGGTATCCAGTCAATGCGGTTGCTTATAGCAAAACAACATCGGCAGCAGTAGCGGCGAGATTGTTGCCAGCAGGTATTCCAGTCCATGAAATCTCATCGGCCGAATACCAACAGGCATGCGATGAGTTCGTTTCTGCAATTTCAGCAAATAGGCTTGTTCACAAAGATCAAGAGGAACTAAACAAGCAGGTTTTGTCAGCCGTTAAGTTACCTCGCGGCGATGGCGGTTGGGTAATGGGCAGATTAAAATCGGGAATCGTTTGCGGAGCAGTAGCAGCAGCGATGGTTGCACATTTTGCGACACGAGCCGAAACAGAGGTTGACATTCAAGTCGGTTGACATAATGCTATAATTTGTCTAATGGCTCTCTTAGACCTTTTCGTCCCGAAGACTCCTGCCGCTCCGATTGTTGATGCGGCATCGACTCCTGCTCCATTTAATAACACTGGAGCAATTTCACCTTTTGTATTTACTCAGTCAACTGCAACACGCGCTCAAGCGATGGCAATTCCTACAATCGCTCGCGCTAGAGGAATCCTTTGTTCAACAGTTGCAAGTTTGCCAATGGAGCAATACTCAAAACTAACTGGAGAACATTTATCAACTCCATCAGTAATTCACCAACCTGATCCTCGCGTTCCAGGTTCTGCCGTTTATGCATGGATCGCTGAGGACTTGTTGTTTCATGGTGTTGCTTATGGTCAAGTTATGGAACAGTACGGTGACACAGGACGCGTTCGTTCATGGACAAGAATTGCACCTGATCGCGTTACACAAAAGTTAAATCATTTACAAACTGAAATTATTGGCTATCAAGTTGACGGAAGTGTTGTCCCAACACAGGGCGTTGGCTCTCTCGTTGTATTCTACGGTTTAGATGAAGGTATTCTTAATCGCGCAGGTCGCACAATTCGTGCGGCACATGCTTTGGAACAAGCAGCAGAAACATTTGCAAAAGAGCCTGTTCCATTGCAGGTTTTGAAATCTAATGGCACAAACTTGCCAGCAGAGCGCATTGCAAAACTTTTAGAATCATGGCGCACATCTCGTTTGAATAAATCAACCGCTTTCCTAAATGCGGATGTTGAATTGCAAGCGTTGGGCATTGATCCAGCGAAACTCCAACTCAATGAGGCTCGACAGTATGTCGCATTGGAATTGGCTCGCGCTTGCAACCTGCCTGCCTACTTCGTTAGCGCTGAAACAAACTCAATGACTTATTCAAACACAACCTCAGAGCGCAGGGGTTTAATTGACTTTTCACTTCGTCCAATCTTAACTGCTATTGAACAACGCCTTAGCATGCCTGATTTTGTTGCTTCAACAACTGAAGTTCGCTTCTCGCTTGACGATTTCCTTCGCGGCAACGCTTTGGAACGCGCTCAGGTTTATCAGATTCTAAACACAATCGGTGCAATGTCAGTCGAGCAAATTAGAGAAGAAGAAGATTTAATCGACAATGGAGAAAGAGCATAAAATGAAAATAACAATGCCAGTAACGCTCACTGCATCTGATGCTGAATCACGCATCATTGCAGGTCGCATAGTTCAATGGGATGCCGTTGGAAATACATCAGCAGGACAAACAAAGTTTCTTGAAAACTCAATCACATTGGGTAAGGATACAAAATTAGTCCTTGAGCACCAACAAACCAAACCGATTGGGAAACTTGTCGAATGGTCACAGGATTCATCAGGCATAACTGCTTCATTTAAGATCGCAAAAACAACAGCAGGCAATGATGCACTTGAGGAGGCTGCAACTGGATTGAGATCAGATTTTTCAGTTGGAGTTCAAGTTGATTCATGGTCAAACGACAATGGCGTTATGGCAATCACTGCAAGTTCTTTGGTAGAGGTCAGCCTTGTTACTTCAGGCGCTATTCCTGGAGCCGAAGTTGATCGCGTTGCCGCAGTAGATACACCACAGGTTTCTGAGGAATCTCAGGAAGTTACACAATCCAATCCCGAAGGAGAACAAGTGTCAGACACTACCGTTCCAGAAAGCACTCCTGCCGCAGAAACGGTAGAGGCTGCAAAGGTTGAAGTTAAGGCTGCAACTGCACCTTACACATCAATCACTGTTCGTAATCCAATCGTTGATAAGGCTTCTTATCTCGAGCACTCAGTTCGTGCAAAGTTAGGTTCTGAGGAATCACGCATGTTCGTTGCAGCAGCAGCGGATGTCACAGATAACGCAGGACTCGTTCCAACTCGTCAACTTACTGAAGTAATCAATGGCATTTCAAATGCAGATCGTCCATTGATCGACTCAATCTCTCGCGGTGCTCTACCTGATGCAGGTATGACATTCGAGATTCCTAAGATCACTGTTGCTCCAACTGTTGCAATCGCAGCAGAGGGTGGAACACCATCAGAAACAGATCAGAACGCAGCGTTCGTTTCTGTTGATGTTAAGAAGTTCATCGGTCAGCAAACATTCTCACTAGAATTGCTAGATCGTTCATCACCTGCTTTCTTTGCAGAACTTGTTCGTCAAATGGAATACGCTTATGCAAAGGCAACAGATGCAGCAGTTGGTTCAGCGCTAATCGCAGGCGGAACAGATGGCGGAAACCGCACTCTTACAACTGGAGCACTAGCAGCAGACTTTGTTGCAGATGCAGCAGTTTCAATTTACACAAACACTCTCGGATTTGCGACAAACATCGCAGTATCACCTGAGCAGTGGGGTGTTTTGATGGGACTCGTAGATTCATCAAACCGTCCAATTTTCACACAGACAATTAATCCACAAAACGCAGGCGGAGACCTAACTGCAACAGCAGTTCGTGGAAACCTTCTAGGCCTAAACCTTCGCGTTGCTCGTAACCTTTCAGGTACAGGTGACAACTCAATGATCATCATCAATCCTGATGCTTACACATGGTATGAGTCACCTCGCCTATCGCTACAAACAAACTTGATCTCAACAGGTCAGGTTCAGGTTGGCTATTATGGCTATGGAGCCATCGCCACAAAACTGGGCGCAGGCGCATACCGTTACATGGTTGCTTAATAACAAACTAATCATGGGGGGGCGGTTGCTCCCGATCGCTCCCCCAGCCGTTTAACAGAGAGGTGTAGAAAATGGCTTCAATCGTCACAGTTGCAGAACTGCGTTCTATTCTTGGCGTTTCTACATCTCTCTACTCGGATGCTTATTTAACAGATGTCATCGACACTAGCGAGGCAGTAATCTTGCCAATGCTTGTCAAGTACGCATCTCCAATTCAAAAAGTCCAACTAAGCGGCAATGTCGCAACTTATGTAGTAGTTGGCAACAACATTTTTTCAGAGGGTCAAAGCGTTGTAATTACAGGATGCGGTTCGCCTTTTAACGGAACATTTACAATCCTGGAATCAAGCAACATAGATTTTGACGATGTTATTATTAACTCAAACCAACGCATTTTTATTGATGAGGTTTATTCAGATTTCAATGCTTTCTTTACCGTTAGTCTCACCAATGCAGACATTTCTGAGCGCAATGTTATCCCTTCAGGACTTGCCACCCTCTCAGGTGCAGCAACTTATGTTGGTGTGCCAGCAGTCGAATCTGCCGTTTTGGCAGTTGCAGTTGAAGTGTTCCAATCCCGAATTGCTCCAGGTGGACAGATCGAAGGAATAGACTTTACAACCGTGAGCCCTTACAGGCTCGGGAGGTCACTTTTCAACAGGGTGTCGGGGCTTCTCGGTCAATACCTTGATGTTGAAACAATGGTGCAATAGTGCCAGCCTCAACAATTCTGTCAGCAGTTAGACAACCTTTAGCCAATGCCTTATCAGGTGTTGCAGCAAATGTTTATGCCTATGTCCCTGAAGCGCCTCAAGTTCCTTTTTGCGTGAATGTCCCGGACTCGCCTTATTTAGAATTGCAAACAATTAACAAGTCAACCTTGCATGTAAAGATCAATTTGGTCATTTCAGTCGCGGTTGCTTACAACTCCAATCCAGCATCCCTGGACAATTTGGAGCAACTTATCATGAGCGTTCTCGCCGTCATCCCTAACGGATACACGATCGAGGCGGTTGAAAAACCAACAGTTACTCAGGTCGGCCCATCAAATTGCTTGGTGTCCGATGTTCGAGTTTCCACTTACTACACACAAACAACCTAAGGAAAAAAATGGCAACCACAGTAATCACAGGTCGCGATGTTTCTTTGTCTTTCACAGGTGGAACAGACATCGATGCTCAAGCGACATCAGCAATCCTAACAAAGACCAATGTTCGTGAAACCTATCAAACACTTGATGGCGAAGCGTATAAGACAGTTAACATCGAAGGCACATTTGCACTTGAGATGCTCGCTGACTGGGGTAAGACAGATTCAGTATGCGAGGCACTATGGGCAGCAGCAGAATCAGCACCTGACACAGACATCACAATTTCATTGACTGCTGCAACTGGAGCGACTTTCTCATTCCCAATTAAGCCTGAATTTCCAACCGCAGGTGGCGCAGGAACTGATGCTCAGACTGTATCATTCACATTCAAGGTATCAAAAGGCGCAGTAACAGAAACATTCTCCGCCTAATTAGTAGAAACGGGAGCACAAAATGAAACTACCAATTCTGATCGAGTTCAACACAGGTGAAAAAGCAACTTATGTTGCTCAAGTCCCTGAATGGGCTAAGTGGGAAAAGGCGACAGGTAGCACCATCAGTAAGGCTCAGGATTCCATTGGAATTTGGGATTTAATGTTTTTGGCTTACAACGCAATGAAGCGTGAGTCAGGTGGCAAGCCAGTCAAAGGCTTTGAGGTTTGGATGGAAGGCGTTGCTGAAGTAACGGTTTTGGATTCAGACCCAAAAGTTTCGAGCCAGGAAGCATCAACAGAGTCCTAATCCAGTTAGCACTGGCAACAGGGATTCCAATGAGCGAATGGCAAACCGCAGAGGAAATTCTTACCGCGTTAGAAATACTTAAGGAGCAAAACGGTGGCAGGTGAAATAGATCAAGAGCGCTATTTTACTTATGACAAAGCCGAATTGCGATCAATCATGAAGGCTTTCAAAGCCATGAGTGATGAAGGTCAAGCGGCGGCGAAGCGCGAGTCAGGTGCTCTTGCAGATTATGCAACGCAACAGATTCGCGTTTCAGCCGTTGGTGTTCAGCAAAAAAGAATTGCAGATGGCATCAAGGTTTCAAAGACATCTAAAATCGGTGAGTTTGGAATTGGGTTCGCTTCACAGAAATTCTCAGGCGGAGCAACAACTCAGTTGAATGTTAACGGTCAAGCAGGTGGTCGAGGCATCCTTGCAGGTGTCGAGTTTGGATCAAAAAGGTTTTCTCGTTTTGGCGAAAGAACTCCTCGTTATGGACAACGCGGAAATGTCGGTCGATTTATTTGGCCGACAATGAGAAGGATTCAACCTCAGATCATTCGCAAGTGGGAAACCGCTTTTGAAAAAATACTTAAGGAATGGACATAATGGCTGGAGATAGTAGAACCCTCAAGTTATCCATCCTGGCAGATGTCGATGATCTAAATAAAAAACTCAAAGCAGCAACAGGTGATGTTGAGGGCTTTGGTGGCAAAATGGCCAATGTCGGTAAAAAGATCGGTGTGGCTCTCGCAGCAGCCGCAGCAGCCGCAGGCGCAATGGCGGTCAAGATTGGTATCGATGCAGTCAAGGCAGCATCTAACCTTGCAGAAACTCAATCAAAAGTTGGAGTCATCTTTGGTGAGTCAGCAGATGCAATCAACAAGTTTGCTGCTACCGCCGCCACTAAGTTAGGCCAGAGCAAACAACAGGCACTCGATGCCGCATCTACCTTTGCAACCTTTGGAAAATCCGCAGGACTTGCAGGTGATGATCTTGTTGGCTTCTCAACTGAATTAACAACACTCTCAGCAGATTTAGCATCTTTCTACAACACATCTCCCGAGGAGGCTATTACTGCCATTGGAGCAGCACTCCGAGGTGAGTCAGAGCCAATCCGCAAATACGGAATCCTGCTCAACGATGCCGCCTTAAAGCAAGAGGCAATGACAATGGGCATCTACAACGGTAGCGGTGCTCTTACTGCTCAACAAAAGGTTTTGGCTGCTCAGGCAGTTATCATGAAACAAAGCACTGATGCTCAGGGAGATTTTGCAAGAACATCAGATGGCCTAGCAAATCAACAAAGAATCCTTGCCGCTCAGTTTGAAAATGTTAAGTCAACAATCGGCACTGCTTTGCTCCCTGTTGTCCTGGAATTGGTTGGCGCTTTTAATAGAAATGTTCTGCCTGCGATCGTAAAGGTCAGCGATGCTATTGGCCAGGGTGGGCTTACAGGCTACATCAGCAACATCAAGGATTTAATCAAAAACTTTTTTACTCCAGTTCTTGAAGGCTTAAAAAGTGCATGGGATAGCATTTCAGGTGCTCTAAGTCGCAACTCAGATTCATTCCAAAAACTTGCAAACTTTATTAAAGATGTTTTCATTCCAATAGTAGGAACAGGTTTGAAATACCAATTAGAAATTATTGGAAATGTATTTGGCAGAATCATTGACATCATTGGTGGAGCGATAGACAAAATCGCCTCATTTGTCGAGGCAGTCAAAAACATGGTCAATGCAGTGATCTCTGCTTACAACCGACTCCCAACCCCTGACATTGGTTTAATTGGTGCAGGCGGTGGCGCATCTCGTGGCGGTGGCAGTTCTGCAACAGGCGGTGGAGCATTTACTGGCAGCAGTGGCGGTGGCATGGCAGGCGGTTCAGGTAGCGGTAGCGGCGCTGGAACTTTTGGCGGCGGTAGTGCAGGCGGCTCTGGAGGTAGCGGAGGAGCAGGCGGAACTGCACCTGTTGGCGCAACTAGCATGCTTAAACTTGTTGATCGCTTAACTGACATCTCTGAAAAATTTACCGACCTGCAATTCCTTGTTGACACAGGCGGCATCAGCAGAAAGGCTGGAGTTGCTGAACTTAACAAACTTACAAAAGAGTTTGATGTTTTAAGCAGGCAGGCAGATAGACTCGTTGCAACACAAACCCCTGCTGCTGCTCCACCTGCCATGACAAATTACTATGTTGAGTTTAATGGAATCGTTGGCGATCCTGAAGGGGTCAAGCGCCAATTGGTTGATCTTATGAATGACTCAAGTGCTCGAGGTACATTGGGAGCCGAAGGATTTACTAAGTGACCGCATGGAGTCCCGTTTGGCAAGTGTCAATGAATGGTGGGACTTTTACAACAGTCACGCTTTCAAACCTGACAATCACATCAGGTCGAACAGACATCTATTCTCAAGCCGTTGCAGGTTACTGTTCAGTTGAACTGGTCAACACAGATCAATCCGAACTTAGCATTGAACTCAATGATCAGATAGCAATCCAGGTCAAAGACTCGTCTAACACCTTTATCCCTATTTTTGGCGGCTTTATCACTGACATTGATCAAAGCGTTAGATCAGCAGGTGCGCTTGCCGTTGTTCAAAGTTTTAAGATTATCGCTCTAGGCGCTCTTTCTCGCTTGCCTAAGATTCTCACTGAAGGAGTCCTGACAAAAGATTTTGACGGAGATCAGATTTACTCAATTCTTGCAGGCTTGCTTTACAACACCTGGAATGAAGTGCCTGCCGCAACCCAATGGTCAACCTATAACGCAACAACAACCTGGGCAGATGCTGAGAACTCAGGACTGGGCGAAATTGACCAACCTGGAGATTATGAACTGACAGATCGCTCAGCCGATACAACCGATGTTTATTCACTCATTTCGGCTCTTGCAACCTCAGGACTGGGCTACATCTATGAGGATGCTCAAGGACGAATTGGTTATGCAGACTCGACTCATCGCAGCCAATACCTTGCCGCTAACGGATACCTCGAAGTTACTGGCAGCCATGCCTTAGCCCGGGGAATTGCAACATCTCGCCGAATTGGTGACATCCGCAATGAGGTTGTAATTACCTATAAGAACGGGCAACAAGAAATTGCTGATGATCTTGCCTCTCAGGCGCTTTATGGCAAGCAGGCTCAGAACATTCAGACATCGATTGAAAATGGCGTTGATGCTCAAGCGCAGGCAGATTTCTATCTTGCCCTTCGCGCTTACCCTCAGAGTTTTTTCAAGTCTATTACCTTTGAATTGACCAATCCTGAAATTGACGATTCTGATCGTGATCGGCTTCTCAATGTTTTTATGGGCGAAGCGTTAGACATAACTGACTTGCCTGCAAACATGACTGGGGGCAGATTCCAGGGCTTTGTTGAGGGTTGGACTTTCAGCGCAGGATTCAACACGCTTTCAGTGACCTTACTTCTCTCGCCTATTGCGTTTAGCCTTCAGGCGATGAAGTGGATTGATGTCCCAATCACTGAGGCATGGAATACAATCTCGCCAACTTTAGACTGGACTAACGCTACAATAGTAGCCTGACAATAGGAGAACAATGGCAACAACGACC